CCTTTTATATAAGTCTGTGAGTCATCGTTAAGAGTAGTGGTCTCTAACATTTCCGGCGCTCCGCCGAGATCGGGAAAATCTTTTATATCTATTTCTTTGACGGCTGCTGCCATTGTTAGACCCCATTTTAAGGTTACACCATGGGTACTAATTGCCATATTATATCCCCCCTTATGTGCTTGATAATTCGGGTTTTGTTGAAGGAGCTATAACAATCTTCATCTCTGTTACCGCATTAACTCCTGCCCCCACTACATATACGGAATGTTGACCCTGCCACTTGAAAATACCCTCATCTCCACTGTTACCAAATTCAAGAGCATAATACAAATCAGTATTAGCATCTTCTTCGACATCTTCAAAATCTTCTTTAGTATAATTAGCAGTAAACTCCATAGAGCTTAAATTCTGAATCCCGAGAATAAAGGTCTGAGCAGCATCAGAAAGGGTAGTAGTTTCTAACATCTCAGGTGCTCCACCGAGATCGGGGAAGTCTTTTATATCGATTACTTTACTAAGTGATCCCGAGCTTGATCCCCATTTTAGGGTTATTCCATATGTACTTATAGCCATTTCACATTACCTCCTATAAATTCTTTCATCGGCGGAAACTACCGCCGTGTATCTACCTATCATTCGGTAAATAGTACCGCTTTCTAAATTTGGAATAGGTTCTTTTAATGTTCTTGTAAAACCCAATTTCTGAAATTCGTTATCTATGATTTTAAATATCTCTTTACATTGACTCTTTTTGCCAGTTTTTTTATTTGAATACACGTTCACTTCGTACATTAGAGAGGCATGGTTCTCTAAACTCCCGCTGTCCTGTGTTCTCTGATATGCACTATTACCACGCTCCTCAATCGATACAGCAGGGAAGGATGCAGGGGCTTTGACATATTCACCATAAACGAAGATTGGGTCGAACTCAGCACGTAAAGCTGAGGAGATTATACCAAAGATTGAATTTTCTATATCAATCATCGCTTAAATACCTCCTTCGCTATCCTTGCGCTTTCCCTCTCTAAAATTTGAAGTGTGTTATACATGAATGGGCGACTTTCTATACCTTTTGTCCAGTGCCATTTCTGATCTCTCTCGTTGAAGTACCACCAACCGGCTTCGCCGTGATTGTTAACGTCATATCGCCAACCAGCTGGAGCGGGATGAGGTGAACCAGCGCCTACTACACCTGTACCAAATTCAACATATATCGCATATGGAACATCTGTTTTGATAATTCCTACTTGTGTAGAGGGACTGTAGTAACCTGTGATACTTTCTTCTAATTCACCTGTATAAAAAGCACCTAGTTCCCTGACTTGAGCCTTGGCGACTTCTACGCCATAATCGGTGAGCCTTTCGATGAGTAAATGCACCTTATTTTTCAACTCACCCTTGTATTTCTCAACCTCTCTAATGGCTTTTGAAATTGAATCTTCCGAAAGTTTAATAACTATGCGTTTATTCACTTACACTCACCTTGCTTACAGCGTAAGAAACGCTGTTTAGACTTTTAGCCACTTTCTTTACAATATAATCGTGGGGTTTGGTTGTATCTAATGAATCTATCCATAAGATGCTTGTTTCGGAGATGGGAAGGTTTGTATCGTCTGTGACGAGGATCTTCTCGTAATTCTCCATCTCGCCAAATTGTCTGGTGGAATACTCACCTCTTGCAGCCGATACGTTGATTTTCAAAGGTACAGGTTCACTATATAAAACCTCGTACTCCCCTGTCGGGTTCCCATAGTCATCTGTTAATGGTTCTTTACCCTCGTACAATGCGTAATAAATCGTTTGTTTATTGCGTTCTAACGTTCTCACTTAAACACCCCCACGTAAGGGGTTATCCCTCGCATGAGGCTTTCGGGTACATCGGCGCTTTCGTATGTGCGGTTTATACCATTTTCGTTATGAGCCGTCTGACCCTCAGCGCCCCTTTTGTTGTAGAGGTAAACCGCTATTTCAACTTGCTTCATAGCGTAACGATTCGGAACCTCAGTAACGGTGGAATCATAAGGATACACTCTATCAAGAATCTTTTGTGCGGAGATGGATAGGAGCGTGAGTAGCAACGCATCCTCATCCGTTCCGCTTATACCAAGCAAACTTTTTAACTGTTCGAGTTTTGAGTTCATATCTGCCACTCACGCCACCTCCTGTAATTATTAATTTCCGTCTGGTGCAGCTACAACCATCTTAGCATTGGAAAGCACCTTACCTACAGCAGTATCACTTGCTGTGACTTCGCACTTAATATACTTACCAACGTCATCAGATGTTGGGGTGTATGTTGAGGAAGTAGCATCATCTGCTATATTGGTGTAATTTCCGTTTGGGTTATCGGCAATCTTCCACTGATACGCCAGCGTCGGAGTATCGGTAGGAGTTCCCCTATAGGTGATGGTTAAAGCGTCTGTAGCAACACCCTCAGTAGGAGTGCAACTGAGAACGACCTTATCCAGTACGGGAAGAACCTCAACAGTAGGAATAGCATCAACAGCGTAAATCTTCTTACCGGGTTTCGGTTTAACGAACTCGGTGTTAATGCCTGTTATTTTTGCATGCATCCATTCGGGGCCATGGTCAAGACCAAGCTGGCCGAAAATCTGATACTTAGTTCCTGCTCCGGTCTTAGCAAGTTCTTCCATGAAGAAGTTGCCCTTGTTAGGTACAGGTTGCTCAACACGGCTAATTACATCCGGATTAAAGATACCAACCGTTCCTGCGGGTAAGAACTCACCCAGATACAATCCAATTTCACCAAGAGGGGTAAGCAACGTAGAGATAGCAAGACCATTTACGTTTCTTGCAGCCGGAACGATGGTGTTACCATTCTGTTCAGCATCGGCGTTCAACTGGAACATTGCCACAGGGTCTACCCACAGAACAAGTCCGTTTGTGCTACCCTGTGAGTCGTAAATCCGCTTCATTGCTTCTGCGACATCCCACACTCTAATGGCTTCGCCGTTTAGGTCAAGGATATTTGAAGTGATTGCGGTAAGTATTCCACGAGTCTTATTAGCGGTGGCATCGTTAGCAGCTTTAGCATATGCGCCGTTGATGAAGGTGTACTCAATGTCTCTAGCAATCTTGGCCATCCTTGCAGCAACTTGAAAATCAAGTTCGTCAGCGGGATTAGCTGATTGACCCGCAATGTTTACTCCGGAAAGAGTACCCATATTAGACTGTTTACCGTAAGAGATATAAACGCTCTCTTGGAAAAT